AATTTGTCCATCCTATCAGCCATATAGTATCTAGGTCTTTCGGCAAGGTACTGGTTTGTGTGGTGAGAGAATTTGTTGCTAAAGTATCTTAGTTTATTTATTCCAGAACGTGGTCTGAATCTTCCAAAGCAATCTTCTAAAGAGAAGAGCATCTGTTCTTTGTCTTTTTTAGAAACAAAAGATGATGGAATGTTTTCATCTGTAAATCCAGAGTCAATCAGAATATCTGAATCCGTTGCTCCAGTATAGAAGTTTCCTTCATCCTTTGGGTCATAAGAGTTTATTAGAGTTTTGTACTTGTTTCCAGATTCTGCTAGTGGCTGGAATCTGTAGTTTCCAACCTTGGCTATGTTGGTTGCTATGTTCATGTTCCACTCTGCAATTACCGCAGACTGTGTTCTTATTGTAGAAGAAGTTTCTAGGTGATTCTGAAGCTCAGTATTTGAAAACATACTAAACCTCTTCCAGGGTTACCGATATATTCCAGAAGTCATACTTGCCTCCACGCTTTTCAATGTTGTAGGAAAAGTCAGAAATAAACATTTCAATCACTTGGTTATATTGTCCTAAGTGACCGTAAGCTGATGCATCTTTACCAAAGGTTCTGTAGTTGTCATATGCCAAGTATACCCAGAATGACCCCTTGTGAGAATTGTACCAATCCAAAACCTCTGCCCCTCCAGCACCGCCATCAGTTGTGTAAGAATAGTCTATATCATTTGTATATATAGATTTTCCAGTTGAGGCATTGAAATTTTGATTTACAGCAAATGATCTTGATGGAAGCATGGTCCATGATGTGCTAATGGTTAGCTTATCAGCAACATGATATGAACGCATACGACCATTAATCATACGTTCACGTTTTTCAATTCTTGTTGGTTTGAAGTCAATTGTTGCACGGTTATCGTCTGATAAAATTATGAATTGGTTTGCAGTGGTCTGATCCGCAGATGGGCTTAGTCCTGTATTTACTTCATACCCTACTGGAACGTAAAGACCATTTTCTGCTAGAGTACCTGAATTTTCTGACCATAGCATTGCCTGTGGTCTAGCATATTTTTTTCTACCAGTAAGGTATGCCGATGTTGCCATTGTTAGATTCTATTACCTCTGAGTCGTTGAGCATCAATCTGCTTAATCTGTGCCATTACAGTTTGTGCAATCTGGTTTGGATCAGAATCAGACTTAACATTAATGCTTAGGTTATAATTATACACTGAATTGCTATCTGAATTTTCACTATAGCTGCCATTGTTTATAGCCTTTAGATTATTGACTCCAAAATCGTCTACTGCATATTTCTTTATAACAAATTCACCTGGGGTTAGCATTGCTGGAATAGTGTCTGTGCCCATTGCAAACCCACCTGCTGCAAAATACTTAGGAACTATTCCTCCTGTAGAAAGACCCAGACTCTTAAGGAATGTGTAATTGCTCATTCCAGTATTGTTCATAGAACTTACGGTAGGAGTTGAAGATTTTGCAGATTGACCTGCCGTAGGACTTTGCCCACCAGCTATTGTTGATGCCCATCCGCCAATTGTGTTTCCTGCCGCAATTGTTGCTGACATTCCAATATTTAAAACTTTGGCTTGCTCTGCAGTCAATCCAGCAGTTCCATTGCTCTGAAGTTGAATCAGTGCCTTTCTTGCAAATTCAGAATCATAACTAGTTGTTGTGGTTGTGCTTGGAGTTGGAGATATAACTATTGTTGTAACAGGTGGTGCATACGTTACTGGATTATTGCCACCGTTATCATCTATTGCTTTCTTAGTTGCAGCAGGATCAATAATATCTCTAGATACCGCAGCATTTTGTGCTTCTAATGATGCAATTCTTGCATTTAGTTGATCAATTGTTAGGATTTCTCCATTTACAGTAACCGTTAAGGCTCTTAGTGCAGCATCTTTAGCATCTGATAGAGCTTTCTTTTGCTTGTCCAGTGCATCTACAGCAGCCTTTGCACGGATATCTGCTGCTGTTTTAGCTGCTGCTGATATATCACCCTTTGATAATGCATCAGCCATGTCGAGTTGTGATTTTTGAGAATCTGCAATTTGCTTATTTAGTTCTGCAACCTGTTCTAATGCTGCAACCCTATCATCATATGCTTTATTAATTGCATCTTCTTGTGGCTTAAGAGAAGCAATTGCATCCTGATACTGAGTGATATAAGCACTACGAACATCATTTTCTCTTTGTGCCTTTTCTGAAGGCGACAGGGCTGCCGTTTCTGCAGCGGCAGATCCTGCAAGATATTTCTTTTCTACAGCAATTAGATCAGCAATGGCTTTATTTCTATCTTTATCATTCTTAATGTTTAGAGCAGAAGCCATTGCAGCCTTAAAGTCTGCATCTGCCATCATTTTTGATAGAAGTGTCTTATCTTTAATCTTTGCATTAAGAAGATTTCTAACTTTAGTTTCTTCGCCAAATTGTCTGATTGCTACAGCCTGTTTTGAAACAAAGGAGCTTACCACCTGCTTATCAAATGCTTCTTGAAGCTTTTTACCAGCACTTGTCAGAACAGCCTTGCCATTTTTAATAGTCATGTATAGACCACGTGCTTTAGCATCAGCACCAGCTAGCATTTGTGCAAATCCAGATCCAAATCCAGATGCGATTATGGCTTGAGTGGCTTTATTTTGAGCAACAATTGCCTGCTGATCTTGCAGCAGTGTAGTTCCACCACCGCCAGTAGAAGATGTGCTTATTGTAGCTGTAGTTGTAGCTGTAGAAGCCTTATCTCCTCCAGATGCCATCCAGTCATCAAATGCTTGTTTATTATTTTCCATATAGTTAATAGCAACATTAGCCGTAATAGCCTTATTTCCATTAACCTTATCCCAGTTCTTATACTTGTCTGATCCCTTTTCAATGTAGCCTAGTTTTACAGCTATGTCTTTTGTAATCTTTTTAGGAATCTTGTTGTACATTGTAAGCTTAGAGAATGCTTTATCTGGGTCTTTTAATGCAGTAGCAATATTTACCTTGACACCGTGCTTATCTGCCCATTCCAGATATTTTAGCATCTTTCCACTTGTGCTCTTACCGCCCTTATCTGTCATTGCTAGAACTGCATTAATAGTTGTTGGCTTTGCACCCCTTGAAATAAGTTGTTGCATTAGAGCATTTGTTTGTCCTGGAGCAGTTTTAAATGCTGCATTAAATGTTTTTGTCAAAGTTTTATTTGACTGATTGTCGGTCATGTATTTGACAATTGTCGGATCTAGAGATCCTGAAGCCAAGCCAACTTGAAGATTTATCTTTAAGTCATTCTGAGGCATTTGTGTTAGGCTCTTGTTTAGGTCATCGTACATTTTAGCCAGTGTTGGCTCAGCCTTCTTCATAGCAGCAATATTACTATCAATTACTGAATTGAATATGTCTGCGTTTCCCTTTGCCAACCCCTGGAGTTTTCCTGTTGTATCTGCATTTGTACTTTGAATAGTATCTATATGATCTTGAGCATCCTTGGTAAGATTTCCATTTTTGTCGTATGACTTTTTATCAGCCTTAATGGAATCAATCATTTGTTGGTTAGTTTGTAATGACTGAATACCGTATTGTGTTGCAGCAGCTGCCTTTTTGGTATCGGTTACCTGTATCGCACTTGTTCCACCCAACTCGTCAGTTGTCACATATTGTGTTGAAACTATTTGATTCATAGTGTTCTTAAAGTTGTCTTGCGCATTCTTAGATATTTGCACTGCTACATCTAGAGGTTTTGCATTTGGACCAACGACATTTGCCCCACCTGGACCAATAAGGGTATCTAGGCTACCAGTTATTGATGTGGTAAGTTTTAGATCTTTAAACTCAGCACCGAGGGCTGCTGCAAACGACTTAGCCTGATCTGCAGTAAGAACACCTTCCATAACAGCAGACTGCTAGCCATATTTTTACCAATTTCTTCTTGAGACATACCATTAGCTTGCATTGTTTTAACATCTGCAATTGTGGATTTTCCAAAACTACTTCCTAGAAGTTTTTTACCTATTGAAGTATCTTTGACTCCTACTGCTGCATTGTATGCATCTGATCTAGTTCTTGCTGCTGCTTCGGTTGCACTAACAGTTTTTGTAATCTTGCTTAGGGCAATAAGCTTATCTGTAGTCATGGCGGTTGCTTTCGCCATGTTTATTCCAGCTTTACGCTGTTTATTTTGCTCTTCATTATATGCATTAAATGCCCAAATACCTCCAGCAATAATTGCAACTAAGCCTATTAATCCTGCTGTTACTGCAATGATTGGTATTTCTAGCAATGCTAATGCTCCGTCTAGAGTTACAACTTCTGCCACCTCAACACCTGTAGCTGCATCAAGGGCAACGGTTTCTCCTACCAAAACGCCCTGTGCTGCGTCTAGTGCTGTTACCTCCGCTACCTGTGCTCCCTCAGCTACGGCAAGAGCTGACTCTTCCGCAACTCTGGTTGCATCAACCTCAGTTTGTGCTATGGTTGCTGCTGTATTGGCTTCTTCTGCAGCAGTTTTTGCTTCTACTGCACCTGTTGCTGCAGCCTGAGCACCTGCAGCTGCCTTTTGACCTGCTGCAAGTTCCGCTGCTGCTACTTCGGCTAACTTTGACTTGTTTGCAAACAACACCATTCTGGTAGCCATTGATCTGACGCCATTAATGAATGGATTTATCATAGGGATTAGCATGCTTGCCATCATGATGTTCATCATGTTTTTGTTTACAAACTTACCTACTGCCCCCTTGTCCTGACTCAACATCATAGGAGCCATCATAAGACCCATTGATATTCCGCCGAGACCCTTGATGTTTGTCTTAGTTTGGTTTACGCCCATACGAGCAGCATCTACCCTAGCAGTTGCATTAGCTGCAATAGCTCTTTGCTCTTCTGTTGCAATACCTTTTCGCTGTGCTGCTTCCAGTTCTCTAGTAGCTACGGCAGCTTCTTTTTGTGCTCTCTGGAATTCAATTAGTGCTGCTGCAGCTGGTCTTCCCGAATTCATTAAATCAGTAAACTTATTTCCAATGAATGTAAACATTTGAGATGCTGCAGCATTTACTTTACTTGCTCCAGCTTGTCCGATTGTTCCAATTTCTGCAAGCTTATTAGATATTTGCTGGAATACAGTTGGTGCCTGCAGCATTGTCTTTAGCTCTACAATTCTAGCTTCAGTTAATTTCTGTTCTGCCGAAATAAGTTGAACCAGTTGCTTATCTTCTTCTGTCATCAAACGAGTTTTTTCAACTGTTTGCATGATTGTTGCTTTTTGAGTTTTTGCCAAAGCCATTTGTGCTGCTAGCTGTGATTCAAGATTACCTCTGAGTCCAAGAGCATTAGCGGCACCGACAACTCCAGATTTTGCACCAGAAATTGCTCCAGTGGTAGCACTGACTGCCCTGGCTCCTATGCCAGAAATAGCAGACCCTATAGATTTAATTTTTGCAGTAAAGCTTCCCCAGATACCCTGCTGTTGTGCAACTGCTTGCTGTGCTATTCCAGCCTTTACTGCTGATAGACTACCCTTTGTTAAGATAGCTCCAAAGTCACCCATGGCTACTTGGAACTGAGCAATTCTGTTTGTAACATTAAAAGCTTTTCCGACACGAAGCATTTCTGCTTCAATATCAACGGCACCAGCCTTCATAGCCTTTGTTCCACCTAGGAAATCTTCTTTGATCCATTCCCATTCGGTTAGGAAGTTACCCCTGGCAACAGTCATAATAGCTTTTAGTTGTTGGAATGCTTGTCCCATTGCTGATGACTCAGGAACTACCGCAGAGAAAGCTTTCTTTAAATTACCCTCAATAAAAACAGCATCGCTAGTAATCTGTCCCTTAGCGGCAGAAAGTGTTGCCTTCATAGGATTGATTATTGCTGCCCATTCTTCTTTTAGCCATGCACCCTCACGAGCCAAGTTTGCTTTTGCATTTTGTAGAGCTGTAGGGGGCACTGGTGTAGATACAACAGCATTTGATCTATTAATGTTTGCAGCAGTTAATGCAGTAGATCCAGCACCAAAGAATTGTGGCATTGACTTTTTAACTAGTGGCTGCTTTGAAGCCTCTACCATTGGCTTAATAAATGCTGATCCAAGTGCTTTTCCTGCAGCATCTGCTTGAGGTTTTGCTTCTTTTACTGGAAGCATTATTCCATCAACAATATTTTTGCCACTAAGCTCTGCACCCAGTTTAGAAGGCGATGCACTTCTTGAGTTTTTGTCTACAGATTTTACAACTCCAGAGGTTACTGCTTTTGAAGATTCAGTTCCAATGTTTTGACCAACTACTTCCAGCTCGGCTTTAGCAGCTGCTGCAAGGTGAGTTGATGCCTCTGCCCTTCTTGCTGGATCGGCAGTAAACATCTTTGATTTTGATCCACCTTCTCGTGAGTCTCTTGGTGAGGCATGTGCAACATCAAGGGCAGAAGTTAGTCCGCCACCTATCTGTTCACGTCTTGCCTGGTTGTATGCACCTTGTACAGAAATTGCTCCTGGTCCATAAGCTTTGGCTTGTGCTTCCGAATCAAAAATTTTATTTGCTCCAGATGTGGAGATTAGCTGTTTTATTCTTGCATCAAATACAGAAATATCTCCAGAAAGTTTTTCTATATTTCCGCCACCTGCACGTACCGAATCATTCCACTTTTGAACTCCAGCAGTATCATATGCCTTTAAGAACTCTTTTGGATTTGCACCACCCTGTGCAAGTTGTCTGTTTAGATCAATTGGAATACCAGACATTCCCAGTTGTGATTTTGCAATTACTTTCTGTCCAGTTATTGCACTCTGATAACTTGTACCGCCACCAACATGTGCAAAAGATTCCTGCTGCTTATCTCCTACACCAACTCCAGTTGATGTTTTTTGCATGGCTTTTAGCTGTGTTCCAGTTTTTGCTATTTGCACATTTTGTTCTAATGCAGCTACCCACTTATTTAGTTCAGCCTCTCCCATTTTTGCTGCAGTATTCATGTTTCTGAACATACCACTAGCTGTACTTGTTGTAACACCAAATTCAGCTAAAATATTAACTACTTTTTGAACCTGTGTGCCAAATCCAGCAGCTTCCATTTTTGCAGCATTTGTTGGGATACTTGCATAATTTTTATTTGGATTTCCAATATCTGCAGCATATCCTGCTGGAAGTATTACTCCTCCAGGCTGTCCTCCTCCAGATAGGTTTGGAATTCTTATCTTTTTACCGCCAAGAAGTGCCTTTACAATTCCAGGATTTTTCTTTACGGTTGCTACAGAAAGAACAACCTCACCATTAGAAAGATTGGTTGGAACTGCATCATCAGTTGGACCACCTGGACCCTGAACAACTCCACCAGTAGCATATCCCTTTGGCATTGGTCCCATAGGACCTCTAGGAATTAGATTTGTTGCAGCATAAGCTTCTTGAATAGCTATTGCTCTTTGGTATTCAGAAACAAGCAGTGAAAGGTTTTCTCTTTCTGTTGAGAATGCCTGTGCTAGATTTACGTGTGCTTGCTCAAGAGATACGGCAGCTGCCTTAGCATCTATCTGCTCTTTGGTCATGTAGTGAGTTGTTTCACCTAGAACTCTACTTTCAGTTTGAGTTCTATTAATAAAGCTTTTAACATTTGCAAAAAGCTTAATTATGTTTGCTACACCGTTTGCTAGTAGACCGATAGCCATTAGGACTACTGGACCAATTCCAGCTACCCACATTGTTAGATTTGAGAAGAATCCACCAGAATTTTTGTTAAGATCATTAAATCCTTTTATAAATGTTGTTAAGAATTTTGTTAGTGGAATAACAGCTGTCATAAACTGTTCGCCGAGTGGAACTAGCGATGTCTTAAGTTCCTGCTGAGCCTTTTTAAACTTATTCATTGGTGAATTAGCTACACGGTTTAACTCTCGCTCAGAAAGAATTGAAAGTTCTGCCTTTGACTTATTGGCAATATTTAAAATCTGTGCAGCTTGACTATTTGGATCTGCTACGTTTTGTAGCAATGCTGACATTCTTGAGAATTGGAATTTACCAAATAGTTTCTCAATTGCTCTAGCACGATTGAGTGGGTCAAGTTTGTCAAGAGCAGTAGCAACATCAAGAACTGTTTGTTTTAGATTACCTTTATCCTTATTGACAATTCCAGTAATGTTGATTCCAAGTGTTCCGAGGAAGTCAGAGGCTGCCTTGCTTGGATTAATTAAAGATGCAAGACCAGACTTTAGTGCGTTAGCACCCTGACTAGCACTAATACCGCCTTCACGCATAGCTGTCATGAAGAATGTTAAGTCTTTGACATCTCCACCGAGCTGTTTAACTACTGGACCAGCTTTAGGAATTGCTTCAGTAACATCCTGAATAGATAGGATAGTTTGATTTTGAGCGTAGTTTAGGAAGTCAACATTTGTTGCAAGGTCTTTAGTAGAAACTCCAAAAGCGTTTGTTAATGCTACAGTTGTTTGCATTGCATCTGCTGTTGATACCCCACCAAGTGCGACGAGTCTTTGAGTTTCTGCTACTTGCTGAAGAAGATCATTTCCAGTTTTACCCATTGCTGCAATCTGGGATGCAAGATCCATTGTGTCAGATACCGCAATACCAAATTTTGTAAATTCGTGACCAAGCTTTGTAATACTTGCTGTTATTTGTCTGGTTTCTGCTTCTGTAGTATTTAAGTCACCGTATACACGTCTCAATTTTAGAGAAGCAGTTTCCATTTGAGTATATGCTTTAGTTGCAGCTGATGCAACCATTAGCAATGGAATAGAAAAACCAACCATGAGCTGACGACCAGCCCACTGAGTGTTCTTACCAAAGTTTAAAAGATTGGTAGATCCTTGGTGAAGAAGTTGATTTAAAAGTTGTTGTTTCTGAGCAGCAAGAGCAGTTCTTGTTGCCAGATCATTCATATCAAGGGATAACGGTCTTACCTTGATAGCCTGTAGTGCACCATTTGCATCACGCCCCATTTTAATGTATTGGGACTGCAGACTCTTAACTCGTGATTCTGCTACCTGATTGATAGTTGCAAATTCAGAAGCAAATAGCTTTCCAAAACTTTTAGATGCTCCACCAGCATATCTAAAATACTCTCCCATAGAGAGTTTATTTTTTTCAAGTGCTGTGGTAAAAGCTTCTGTGGAACTTTTTACAGTGACCATGCTGGCTGCAAATTTGCCAGATGCATTTATCCCATTTAAGAGATTTTGCTGCATATTTGATGATACAGCAGCAGGTGCAGCACCTGCTTTTGACATTTGTGTATGAAAAGCTGAAATCTGATTCTGAAGAAGTCTGAGACTAGCTACCGCACTGGTAGTGTCTACATTGACCCTTATATTGGATTGGACTTCAGCCATTCATCCACACCGCCTTTTTATTTATAAAATTAAACTGCTCCACCGAGAAGACTTGCATCCTGGAGTTTAATTCCTGATGCTTCTTCAACGATTTCGTAAACCAAAGGAAGGTCTAGAATTTCTTCTAGGTCTATCTTTGGATCAAGCTCTGGTGCATATTGTGCCAGAGCAATCTTGATACACTCCATGAGAATATCCATTGACTTATCATTGTTTTCTGCTACTGCAGCAATGCCCTCAAATGTAGTCATGAATTTACGCAGTAGAGAGATCTTAAGCGGTCTTGCTACGATCTCTGTTCCGTCTAATAGACTGATCTTTTTGCCTTCATTGATTGTTAGAGCCATTTTTTTTCCTTTTCCATTAATTGGGTTTATACAATTATAACACAAGATAAAATTATTAATCTATTCTTTCATAGTCTAGCCCCATACCAATTCCGAATCCAGCTTTTACCGCACTCTGTCCTTGCAGTGCTACGATATCGTTAGCATTGGCGGCATTCCCATTTCCGAATACTCGTGCTTTCATTTCTTCCCATTCATCTGTTTTGCCAGACTCTTTGTCCAAATCTACGCCCTGCAGTCCAGCCATGAATTTCTTATCATTATAACTTAATTCTCTACTTGCTTGCAGGGTTGCGACTAACTCTGGCATGGATAGGCAAGTCTCAAGGTCTTCATAATCTTTCCATTTGCCAATCAAAAATACCTCTGACTCCAATTTTGCAAGATCAAGAGTTTCCCAAGTTGTTTCGCTTTTTGGTTTATTGTTTTTTGAACTAGGCTGATTAGCATTACTAGAACTCTCTTTGCTATCTTTTAATTTTACACCTGATGATACTTCGACTATCTTGTATAGAGTTTCAATATCTATAGAATCTTGAACGTCATCTATTGTTTTTATTGATGGATAATATTGTTTCATTGCAATTGCAACACATTCTGATAACATGTCTATTGTTTCAGATTCGCTTTTTTGAACACCAGACTCTAAGAATTTTTGCATGAACTGTCTTAGATACTTTATCTTTAATGGTGTTATGTATAATTCTGTTCCATCGGTCAAATATACCGTCGCAGATTCATATATTTCTGTTGCCATCTATATAGTATATCAAACACAAAACCGCCCAGTGTTTAAACTGGACGGTTCTGCTATTAAGTTATATATTTAGTTATTAAGCTGCTGGTACTGTACGGTCAACGATCTTACCATAAGATGCGTTGTCGTTAGGTAGCAGACGGAATGAAACTGCAAACTCAGTTGCAGCGTCACGCTTTGCAGCTACAGATACGTTCTCAATTGATAACGCACGGTATGCTACATAGATACGCTCTAGCTCTGAACCAATTGCACAGTCTCCTGTACCTGGACCGACAGCAACTAGACCACGCTCAACAGGACATTCTCCGATGTCACCTGCTGAAAGATTTAGGGCTGGGTTACCAGCACCCCATGAACCGCTTGCAACAGTTCCTAGGTCTGAATCTTTACCTGCAAGTGAGAATAGAAGGTTCTCCAGAGTTGCCTCTGCGAAAGTTGTCTTTAGGTTAACCTTCATACCCTGCTTGTAGAGCTTAGCTACGTCAAGAACCTGGTCAACCTTAACTTCACCGAAGTCAGGCTGGAACTCTAGGTCTAGACCGTTAGTAGTGTAACCAACGTTGCGGAAATCTGCATTGCTTGATAGGGTAGTCTTAAGAGAAGTACCATCAACTAGTGCAGGAAGATCAGCGTCAGTTAGTTGACCCTGCTCGTATGTAAAAAGTGCAGCTGCACCAACAATGATGTTTGCACTTGAACCACGTGAATATGCCATATTTTTCACCTCTTTTTCTTAGTAGAATAATTGGGCGTGTTTCCTCGTTATAAGTATAACAGCGTTTTTTATTTATGCCAGTCGTAATCTATAATCATCTTATTACCAGCAAATGTTCTAGCTGTGGCAAAATTAATAATATCTCTGGTTTCCTGTAACTGATATACCTTTATGTGGTGGAAATATGGCAATAGGACATCTTTCCCCATGATTCTTGCTGTGGGAACCGTTCTTAAAGCTAGGACTGGATTGCCATCTTCATCAAGAATTGGGCTGCCATCCGAATTATATGTTGGATCAAAAATCTGATTTCCAAAGGCATCTAGGACTGGCTCTGGTGTTCCTGGATACAGTTCCTGATATTTTCTAACCCAGGCATTAACTTCTTCTGCCGATTCATCTCCACGGTCAAGTAGGTCCTGAATCTCTTGAGTTACCTCTATAAGTTTTGAAACTGCTTCAGTGGTTAGAGAAAAAAAGTAATAAAGTAGTTGCTCCGATTTAATGTGTGGAAAAGGAAGTCTACGCATTTTAAACATGCGATCATAAATTGCTGCTGCCCCATTAAAATAATACTTAACTGTTGGACCGTCTCCAACTAATTGTGACATCGTGAATCCGTCAGTTGCTGCAGATAAATCTGTTGGCATTGTTGGAAACATGGGCACAGCAAATTCATGACTCTGCATAATCTTGTCTTGAAGGTATGCATTTATAAAACTTGGTGGATGATGAATTGCCATTATAGGGATACTCCTGCTTCTATTATCCAATTATACCCTGTTTTAAGTCCTGTTTGATATCCAGATTTTATTCCGTTATAAAAATTTTTAGAATATTCTGTTGGCGTAGATAGATATGCTCCCAACCCAGTTTGTTGCAGAAATGCTTGAGAAAAATAACTTTCAAAAAACAATCTAAAAGTTTTTTCATATTCCCCTATGACTTCCTGACCACCTGGATTTTCTACGTAAATATCCTGTTTTGTAAAAACTTCTTGTCCGTTATCGTCAAACACTAAAACATCAGAAGTTTTTGTCCTAATTGTAACTGGGGTTCCATTTTCCATTATTGTCGCTTTGTCAAAAAATGGTACTTTGGAACCCTCTTTAATAGTTTTTGATTGAGTAAAGGTAGATCCAAACTCTATCATTGATCCAGATGCTATTGAACTTATTTCAAACAATCTTGCATCTGCATTTCCTGTTTGGTACCACTCATACACATGATGCAATGCTGCTGGATTCATTCTTGCATTAGAGTCTATAAAGTGTCCCAGAATAACCGAAACTCTTTTACCAACTAACTCCAGGAATTTATCTCTTCCCATCCTAATTCCATCAATATATCCTAGGGAGTATTGAACTAAATTATTCATGTCCTTTATAAAGGCTCTGTCATCAAACCTTATCATATATCCGCTGCCTGGTTATCTGAACGTGCCAATACCACCTTAAAATAATCAGTTTTTCCAAATGGACCAACTATTGGGTTAAAGGTTGATATTTCAAATATTGTTGACTTTCCAGCACGAATACCAGCAGACTCGTTATAGATTATATTTCCATTAGCGTCTCTAATGTTTGCAATAATTATGTTTGTGATTGCAAACAAACCATCTCTGCTTGATTGAGTTAGATCTGTTTTTACTCTTCCGACCAACTGATTATCAATCGTTATGCTGGGATTTGGCTGAACATCTTGCTTATATTTTCTACTGGCTGGATTAAAGGCACAGGCTATGGTTCTATCAAGAATCCATTTTTTTGATGTGCTTCCATATCCAGCATCGGTTACTATTGGATAGAACACATCTGCAAGGATTGGGTATACGACACTTGTTTCTTCGCAAGCAGCCATATTATATCACCGCTACTTTTAAAGTTCCTCTAATGTATTTGTCTAGCATTCTGTCAACAACCATATTTCCAGTGCCCTTGAAAACCTGTGGATCAAACTTTATTGTAAATTGGTCTGTATCATATGAGCTAATATATTTTTTGGCATAGTCTAGATTTCCACACTTTAAATCATTAATAAGCATGGTTGTTGCACGAACAACATCTGGTGGTAGTGCACGGAATCCTTCATCTAAAACAAATAAGTAGTCATATCCTAATGTAAATACTCCGCCATCTCGTCTTTGTTCAAACATAATGTCTCCACGTGATATTGGCAATGATAGGTCTGGAACAGTTTGAGATAGTCTATTATATTCGTAATTTGAAGTTTTCTGAATTGCTGAGTTATCTAGAGTTATTGAAAAATTGTACAGATTGGTAGATGGATCTGCAGCATCTTTATCATAAATAAGAACGTTGTTCTCGTATACTTTTAGTACACGGTTTGCCATACGCCATACTGGCATATAATCTGTTCCATTACCCTGTGATTGTAATATTGATTTGTGGTTGTAAAAACCATCATTTATATATGTATCAATTATTGAACGAGCAATAACCTCATACATCCTATATTCTTTTATTTCTGATGCTGTTTCGCCAAGATCGCTAGCATTTACGTATGGTCTTACAATTGTAAGGTTATCTTCATATATAATGTGTTCATGCTCTGCGTCATAAAAACGAATAAGGAATTCACGATCAAACTCAACTTTTGTTAGTGGTATCTGATATATAACAATACCGTTTGAATCTGATGTTATGGTTGTTTCTTCAATTGAGTGGTCCACCAAATCCTCCACATAGACTATGTAGTCATAATTTGCATCTGGCAAATTCCATGTTGTTACTAGAGGATAAGGTGGAACTCTCATTACTTCCATTTTACTTGCCGAACTCCTTGGCAACTTCTTCTGGAGTTGCTAGACGAACGTGATTACGTGTTAACCACTGATCGGCTTGCTCTTTAGTTACAATGTTGTAGCCAAAATAAACTTTTCCAACACCCTGCCAAGTTACGTTACGAGTTGAGTGAATAGCCACAGTATCAGCCTTTGGCTCTTCTTTCTTTGCCTTTGGCTCTGCCTTCTTTTCTGTCTTTTCGACAACCTTTACACCGATTGCACCATTGCCAACGGCATCTAGGTGCTGAACCTTTTTAGGCTCTTCTGGAACTATGACATTATCTTCTGCTTTTGGAGCTTCTGCTATTACTGCTTCAGGCTCTACAACCGCAGGAGTGTCTTCAGTCACTGTTACTTCTGGTGCTACTACTTCTGCTGGTGCTGCTGGAGCATCCTCTGTTGTAGTGTTTTCGTTATTTGTATTTTCTGACATAATAACCTCCTAAATATTAATTATAACAGATATTAAAAAGGGGACAGGAGCCGAAACCCCTGCCCCCCTTAAAGGTGTGCTACAGACTAGCTGTCTGCACCAGCGTCAGCGAATGCAATTGCATCCTGCTCTTCCCACTGTACACCAAAGCGGACGAATACGGTGTATTCAATTGTGTCCTTCTTTGGCTTGTACTCACGGTTGACGGTGATGTCACGCTGGAATCCCCAAATACGGTTCTGAGGGAATGTAAGGTCTACATAACCTGCAGGGTAGTAAGGAACTTCCTGAACATCGACACCGAGAACACGAGTAGTACGTGCTCCACCGAATGTCTGACCGTTACCGTCTAGGTAAGCCTGACGGTTAGCAGGGGTACCTGCTGGAGTACCAGCAAATGCCTCAGCAATAGCGTCAGCTAGGGTACCGTTGTGCTTGATGATTCCCTGGAATGCATCAGTACCTGCGTAGAACTTAAGGTTGTTCTTAAGTGCACGGTACTTGCGTGGCATTGAAAGGATGATGTTCTGAAGAACATCTGTGGTCCATGCGTTGTCTGCAACAGTTACAACAGACTCGTGAGCTGCGCCATCTGTCTGAGCCTTGTTAACAAAACCCTGCATAATACCGAGGAATGCTCCATCGCCTGAGTTACCAGTACCGTTGATCGCTAGATCTTCAATGTCATTAGCAAAAGCGTTAGTCATTAGACGTACTAGGTGGTCCTCAAGAGCACCTCCCTCAATACCATCTTCTAGAGCTTCAGCTGAAACTTCCCAATCAAGACGAATCTTCTTGGTAGTAAGCTCAACCTTAGTGAATGTTGCACCAGCGTTGGTGTAATCACCAAGTGCCTGTGCAGCAGCACGAATTACACGCTCACCGACGTTAACCTTCTCAAGCTCCATAGTGTTAGCTCTCATAGTTACACGGCGACCATCCTTGGCGAGTACAGTAGCATCCCATACGTAGTCAATAAAACGACGTGCCTGTTCAGGGCGTAGGATACCGCTACCTGCATCACCTGAAGGGTTTACAGCGTTTGGACCAGTGGTTGCACCGAATGCAGCAGTTGGGATGTTTCCTACAGCAGCACCTGTGTGGTAGTTACCTGGAACGTTTGCACCATCTTCTGAACCAGATGCGAATGCACCCTGTCCTTGGTAAAGACCAGGCTGTGTACCACCTAGATTTCCAGAGGTACCTGGCTGGTTCTTAATAATTTCTTCCGACATATTGTTCACCTCCTAAAGTGATTTTCTGTTTACTTAAATAAATCGGCAGTTTTGAGGAAACGACCGCCCCATAGGGATTTCTCAACCAATTCTGGCTGAGCTTCCTGTACGATCTCGCCTAGATCGCCAGACTTACGGAAAGCAGTGTCAGCCTCAACAGCGTCAACTCTCTTTCCAAACTCATTAAACACAGTCTGAGTTGCAGCTACCTCATTTTTTACTGCACCAATTGACTTGCTTAGTTCTGCAATCTGCTCAGCTTGTGCTTGAACAACTGCAGTTAGATCGCTAAAGGCTTTGGTAACAACATCTTTGACATCTGCAATAGCAGCATCAAATCCATTGTCTGACTTAGCAACAGGTGCAGCAATTTCATCTGCTGGCTCATTGCTCTCGTCATCGGTAGCAGGCTCTGCAGCCTCTTCCAATGGAACAACAGAAGTAGTGATGTCACCCTTCTCAACGCCAGCATCTGCAACATCTGCAACTGCTTCTGCCTCTGGAGCGACCTGTGATTCTTCAACTGCAGGGGCATCTACTACAGCTTCTTCAGCTGGAGCATCTACTACTGCATCATTTGTTGTGTCAGTCATAGGACTTACCTCCTTGTTAATCTCAGTTGTCTTAATGCCTTTAGCACTATCAACTAAGAACTTTATCATATCTGTTTTTTCGTTATCGTTCTTTTCAACGAAACCTATGTTCTGCATTGGAGTTCCGAAAGTAGGTGAAATCTCAACCTCATTTTCAGAAAGCATTACAATGCCAGATTCTGAATCCCAAAATACGTTTTCAATAGCCACGCCTACGGCTTCTCCTTTTACAGTGTCAACGCCATCTACCTTCTCTACAGAAAGAATGTTGGCAAACTGGTTTGCTGGAGTATCTACTAGAGAAAGTTCTACTAGATCATAATCTTTAATAATACGAACAGTACTATCCATCTTTTCATCATAAGCATCATCCCACTTGTTCATTCTACCGCCGATAGAAAAACCAGAGAGGGTGCCGTCTAGAACTTTTTCCCAGGTGTCCTGAGCACCCTTTGAAACATATGCAGAAACGAATACTCCAGAATAAAACTTCTTTGTTTCAGGATCAAAGTATTTGTCTTCTTTAAAAGCTACCATTTTACCTACAGCTAGTGGCTGGTGCATTTCTCTAATATTACCTCTGAACTTTGAAAAAGCTTTCATTGATGCATCAGAAGTAACAATGTCTTTTTGACGATCAACATTGTCCAGTGTAGCGAATCCAGAAACGATACGACGTTCCTTGTCCACCTTAGAGAAAGGCATTGAAAGACGAACGTTGTCGCCTTCAGAATTCCATTGTGCTTTAGCTATAGTCATGGTAGTTTAATTATAAGACCCTTTTTAATATAATATCACAAAATGATAAACTTATTTTGAAGATCTTCCTTCTCCCTTTGGATTTCTACCATTAGTTGTTGTAGTTTTATCTGAAGCATTATTTGCTCTTTGTGCATCTCTTGCACGATTACCAGCATTATTTGCTTTAGCATCCGCTGCTTGACGTGGTGTAGGAATTACTGGATCATTACCGCCATCACGATGAGGAAGTCCAAGAACTGTTCTTGCTTCATTGGGAACCATAATCTGATTCTTTACATACTCTGTTAGAATTTGTGCTTGAGATATTTCATCTGTAAGAGTTAGCTCATTAAACTTAAATTCAAGAATATCAGTTTTTTCTTTTATGATTCTATTAATCATTTTTTCAAGATTGGTTTGTGCTGGTCTTGCTACCTGCTCTTTAAAGGTTCTGTCTTGTGCAAGAGCTGCAGCAATTTGAGACGAATCTCCACCACCAATTTTTGACAATGGGACTTGATGTGCAACTAGGATATCATCACGGTTACGAATACGATACTCGTTAAAGGATGCTTCCTGAACTCCGTTTTCAATTGGTTCCATTTTAAACTCAACCTTGTTGGTATCTGAATCTCCTGGAAGTGGAATGTATAGTGTGCGGTGATTAGAACCTTTTAGACTTGTCTGTAGGAAGCGGAACATCTTATCTTCTGCTTCTTCAGAAAGCTTTGCACCCTTAAGAGTTACAACATAACGAGGAACAGCCTTGTTGCCAAAATAGTCAATGTTATATTGAGATGCAAGTTGATCTCCGTGTAGTGAAGATACTGCAGACATTATGTCTGGAACTCCATAGAAAGTATTTAACGGTGAATATTCTTTATAGTGCAAGATCTCATTTGGACGAGGATCATTTGTTAATGGATTTGGATTTTTTGCACCAAAATTTCGGAAGTATACAATTTTATTTCCAATAATCTGTAGATATCCATCACGTAGTCTACGTACACGCATAGTGGTGGCTGGTATGTGTCCAACATATCCAATCTCTCCAGTTACAGTTCTACCGATTTCTAAATAACCATTTCCAGTTGCCTGAACATCTGTGTAGAATTTTTCAAGAATGTGAGTAAACGATTCATCTGAATTCAAAGATTCTAGCCAATCACGCATTTCGACTTTTGCACGTTCAATACGCTTACGTGCTTTCTCTACTGCAGAATCATTATCAGATCCCTCAAGAGACATCATGGTTCTTTTTGTAACATCAAAGTCATAGCCTAGACCAACAATGTTTTCTACTTTAGCATCAATTGCTGCATGGTTAGCAAACGAAGTATCGTAAAAATTTGCAAGTTCATATAGGTTCCATGGGGGTGTAATGACATCAAAGATACCATAGCCATTTCGATATACACGACCTGGATTAATTTCTTTAGAGTATGTTCCACTTAGACCAGTGCTATTTGTCAATGCCGAATTCTGATATCCAGGTGCCATTACATCAACATTGTTATACTGAATTGTAGTCTCTACTGGGGAATCATTATTTGCCTTAGACATTCTGTCAGAACGACGTTTAAAGTTTTTTTCTAGACCAGACAGTCCTTTTAGATCGTCCCAAGATTTTGCAAAAGGATCCTGATCTTTGAATGCGTTAGCTTCTTGCTCATATTCAGGCAATCCTAAATCTCTAATATAGTATTCATTTTCTGACATTACTCGTCACTTCCATACATAGCAATTGTATCCTTAGCTGCCTGAACAGCACCTAGGTCATTCATATTTGGAATAAGTCCCTGACTCATTCTATCAATTTGTTCTGAATATTCTTCGTCTGAGATTCTACCCATTCCTGGATAAAACTCATAAGACCCGTCGCCCTGACCAAGTGCCTTTGCTTCTTGCTCAAGTTTGCGAATTTGGAATGCGTCACCCCTATGAGACGGTATGTTTAATACATTTCCATTGCCATCTGTAAAAGGCTTGCCGTTTGCCTTTTTCCAAATGTAGATTCCCCAATCATATTGCTTGTCTATGACTGTAAGTTTTGTGTCACCAATTTGACCAGGTGCTCTAAATTTTTCGGTATTCATAACCACTAGTATACCATATTATACAGCTTTAATAATATTCGACTGCCAGGTAACATCTTTATACAATGAATAACTTAACATCTTGATGCGAAGATGATCTTCTCCTCCCACTGGAAGTGAATTATCAACAACCACCTTGTTTGTTCCAGTGTATGCCCTATAAATGTCTGATGGATTAACTCCATAATAGCTAGTTCTTGACAAAATAAGAACTTCCTGCCACTTAAATGATGTATCCCAATATATCCAATCAAGATCAATGGTGTCTGCACTTGCGACCTTGTACCATGGTCTTGTAGCAGTTTGCTGAACCTCTTGCAAGTTGGTTGACTTATAGTGAGAAATTGTATTGACAACTAGGGGTCCAGTTATTCTCAGTGCACCAGTCTTTAACCCAAAATCAAGAACTATCGGGAATGATATGCCAAGCATGGACCATTCTTTAATGGTTATAACTGGATCCTTTACAATCTTTCCATTTAGATAGAATGCAATATTTGTTTCTAGCGTTCCAGTATTAAGATTTACTGCATATATTTTTGCCCTGGTTCCACTAGGATGTGTTGCCACCATGTAGAACTTAATGTATGAGTTGTTGCTTTGTATTTCAAAAATTTCAGTTGGAGAATACGGGAAGAAGTCTTGGTCATACCTTAAAGCCATTTGCATAGCAATAACCTTAAAATCTTTTGCTTTAGATTCATTAATTGGAATAGATATTCCCCTATTTATTTCTGGATCATAGGTTCCTCTTACTTGAATACCGCTATTTTTTGTCAAGTATAGGTACGGTGTACTTCCCTTATATATTGAGAATGGATTTTTATTTTTATAGTCAAAATAAAGACCAACTTTTTTATATGGCTTTAGGTTAGTTCCAAATCTTGTACCGATGATATTTGTGTTTGTAACCGATAGTGCTTGAGAAGCATACTGAAGAGATCTAATCATAATGTTTTTGTCGGTAATTCCCTTAACATTAATATCGATATGTGTCACTATTGCAAGTTTGTCAAAAGCTATTCCAGATGGTGGATAGATAATAACATTATCAACAACTTCATACTTTGTTGTTAGCCAGTTTGGTCCTGGCAAAATAATTCCATCTTTTGGTGTTGGCTCTGTAACAGTAAAGTAATCTTGTGGTGCATTTGCTCCAGCTGACAATAACTGAAACGACACAAAGGTTCTAACAATTGAGTTTGAGGTATCGTATGTATATGATTTTGTTGATTTGTTCTTCAAATCGTTATAGGTGTCAAACCCAGTAAACAGATGATTGTCTAGTGATGAATAATCTCTTTGAATTGGATAGGAAAATTGATTTTTCAATTCCTGATACGTCCAGGATCCTTCTTGAACACTCTCTGTGAATTTACTTGGTGCTGGATAGTCAATATTAAATTGAATAAAATCAATGTCGTATTTTTTATTACCATTTCCATCATCAACATATTTTGCAAAATATGATAATGGAAGATAGTCTTCCCAGTATGAATCAACCGCAATATCTAATACTGACTCTCCTGCCTCATTGCTAGAAACAAACATTGTATAACTTGCAGTGTGATTAAGAACTGTTGTGGTGGCAAATGAATATGGATCACCACCGTCAATCACATATTTCCAGAAAGCTAAATCATTTTCAGTTCCAAAATCATAGAAGCTTTGACCTGTAGCATCATACTGCACGTCCCCAGAATACAGGTCAAATACGTTTTCAAAATCTACTGGAACTCCTCTTTCGTCAAACAGGTATGAAATTTTATTTAGATTTCTTTCAGTTGAAATATTTATACTATATATTTTCCCAGTAAAGGTATTAGAAAATTCTTTTGTTCCGCCAACATACAATTTTAAACTAGATCTATTTCCAAAGAATGATGAAACATCTTTTCCATAATAGTTTGAGAATCTATCTATATCAATGCCTGCGATGAATTGGTCATTCATGGCATACAGATCTGACTCATAGATATTCTGTGCAATATTGTTTTGATATAGGTCATATGATATTTTTGAGTGTCCTACTGATACAGAAAAATAATTTTTTGTAACATCATCATACAAAAGCATTAATACTTGCTTTTCTAATTCTTCTGGTCTTTCTGTTATTTTGAATACACCGTATACAGAAGACATGTTTTCTTTAAGAATATTTATATTATTAAATAATATGTATCCATCTGTTTCTGACCATGAGTTGTTTGGCTTCATCAAAACATATTTATCAGATTCAGGTGGTAATGTCTTTATTGCTGTTGACCAATCAGAAGTATTTCTGTTATTGAAAACAATATTTGGCAAAGCATAGTTTGGTGTTGAAAGTGTGTTATTTTCGATTCCCAAATTTTCTAGGATTCCCTGATTCCATTTTCCATTTTTAGGATATGAGTAGTCGTTTGCATAATTTGCAAAAGGGTAGTCAATAAAAACAGATGTCCCACTATATGCAGTATTAATATTTTCTGGGAACTCTACACCCTGACCATATACATATCTTCTTTTTGCAACATCTGATTGAACTAGATATGGATATATAGCAATGCAATCTATATCAAAAGGATAGATTTCTGAACTTGAGTATAGTCCTAAGAAATCTTGGTCTTTGCCTAATGAATTAAGTTTAGATGGAAAAGTAAGTGAATCTATTAGCTTAATACTAAAGACCTCTTCTCCATTTACTAGGACCGTTGCCAATGATTCTGAAAATCTTATATGTAGCAATATTGGTCTAAACCATTCTCCAATATAGTGATAGGCTTCTTGAGAGCCTATAACAAATTTAAGGAATGGACCATCCATATACAATCCGTCTCTAGATGATATTGGACCAAATATTCTTGTAGAGGTTGTGGTATTTCCATTTACTCGTAACCACATTTCAAAAGTATATGTTTTATATCTACCAGATTCATTTAAAAATCCATGACCTGGTATTACTAATGATGGCAGATCCCCGTTATCTAGTAACGTGGTAACATTTGATGATCCATAGACAATCGGAATTCCTGCATTTTTAGCAGAAAGAGTTTTTTGTTTTGACAGATAAAAACCTTTGGATGAATCAAGACCGTATGCATTTGCAGGAACTGCATATACACCACTTGTTGTAGATAGTGCAATATCAGACTGTTCTGATAATGATTGAACATTTACGCCCAGTGATGTGGCATTAAATTCTTCTGACCATTGCCCTAGGGAAAGTCCATTGACTAAAAATTCATAGACTTCTGCACTATTTTTTGACTTTATATATTTTATATTTATAACTGGTCTAAAGAAAATATTATCATGGAACGGTATGTCAAATGTTTCAGATAAAAACATCCATCTATCTGATATTGGTGTATCAAAGTTTTTGTATTTGTATACCAGACCACCAGATGCTTCATCTATGTACTCAAACCCTATTTCCACTGACGAAATATAGTCAGCTAATGAATATATGTAGGCACCCATGGACACGGTTTTCATATATTCATCAAGTTCGTTAAATCCAACAATGTGGTTACTTATAAATTTTATATTTCCTGTTTTTCCAGTTGGTGTCGGTGCTGTAATCTTAAAAGTATTACTATTTGGAAATGGTTCGCCAACAATGTCTGTTATTGTTTCGACATATGTATTGCTTTGTTTTTTTGTTGATCCAATATATGCCGTCCATTGAGATAGGTCACGATCTTCTTCTGTAACCAAAGAAATATAGTCCAAGGTCTCGTCTAGTGACCATAGTGATATTGGATGTTCTGAGAATACCTTTTCGGCATATAAATTTGACGGATTAGTCATGATAGTCTATTTTACCACATTAAAGAAAAATACCCTGCCAAATAAATGACAGGGTAGTTTATTATCTAAAACTCATTTGACTTGAGTGGTCACTTTTACCTAATCCACACCTTTCACAAGATACAAGTTCAGCTTTAGTAAAAGGACATGTTTTAACATTTATTTTATGACCGACAATTTTGCACAATATTTTTTTCACGATAATGGTATCCAATGCTGTTCTGGTATTTCCTTATTGCCAGACAATACTGATAGTGGTATAACGTCATATGCTATTGTTATTCGTGGACCATCCCAATCCCAGTCTCCCATAGCATGTGGATGTCCCATTTCTGAAACTACAGCACGATTATCTTTATTAATATTTATTTTACGCTCTCTATTGAATATCATATAGTGAGTTTCTGATGGTTCAGCTTTTACACAATAATATCCGTGGAAAAACGGTGCTCCAGCAGGTCCATGGTCATGCCAATCAAGCTTTCCATTCCCAGACTCATTGATGTTGAACCATCCCTGCAACATGTAATTTTGTTCTTTAAAGTCTATGCCATAATAGTCACATGCCTCATGAATCATTGATGAAACTTCATCATATAGTTTTCTGATCTCTGGAACGTGAAATTGGAATACATTGTACTGTTGCCATTTCATTGTTGAAATACTGTTGGATTCTTTCCAAATATCAGTATCTGTTACTGGCGTAACCCCTCTTAAGGTAGCATTTTTAATGCTATCATATCTTTCTTGAAGTTCTACAGATAGCTTTTCTAAATCATTATTTAAAAAACGTTCAAAAAATTTATGTGGTTTCGGCAATACGCCAGCAGGATTTTGTTCAATACCCATTTTGTCTCCATTCTATATGTATAGTATACACTATAGCATGCTAGAAGTCTACTTGTGACAAACTATTCCACTGGCAATAAAGGTATCTGTATCATCTACACTAATCAGATATACGTCCTGAGTAGCTATCTCAGTATCAATTGTCAAAATTTCAGTTGAGCGATACCCATTAGAGTCCTTGTCGTACTCCATAAATATATCTCCAACAGAAAGATTAGATACCTGCTCCCAAGCAAAATTCTGATCGGCTACCTTGGCTAAAATTGGGTGTGATGGTGTGTAAGATTTCTTTTTATCATTATTAATAAAGATAATTTTGTCTGACTGGTTTTTAACAATTTCACGAACTGTTCCATTCTTTACAGAAAGGTTTTCTAGCCATTCATATTCTATTCTTGAATTCTCAATGTCAGCTTTAGAATCGTAGTTGTCCCAGATAGGTGATACAACAGAATCTCCAACCTTTAGATCTTTAGCTAGTGTTAGTGTTGTTTCACCAGTGTCAGATATAGTTAAAATTTCAGAATTTTCTCCAACACATACAAATCCAAAGGCAGCTACTGGAGTAAAGCTAAAGTTTCCATATGGAATGAATCCAAATGGTGTAAATGCAAAGTTTGAATAAACTGGAGTAAATCCAAATGGCACAAAACTAAATGGTGTAAATGCAAATGGTGCAAATGCAAATGGTGTAAATGCAAAGTTTGAATAAACTGGAGTAAATCCAAATGGCACAAAACTAAATGGTGTAAATGCAAAGTTTCCATATGGGGCAAAACCAAAAGGAGTGAAACCAAAGGGGGTAAAACCAAAAGGGGTGAAACCAAAAGGAGTGAATCCAAATGGGGTGAATCCAAATGGGGTGAATCCGAATGGAGTGAATCCAAAAGGGCTGAAGGCAAAGTTTGTAGTTACTGAATTTGATGTTCCAGCGGCACTAGTTCCATTGGCATTTGTAGCTGTTACGCTATAGGTTTGAGCAGTACCCATTTCCTGAGCTATAGATGTTGATGTTGATGCTGTGCTACCAGACTTTCCATCAGATGATGTCCAGTTATAAATTGATATAGCTTTTCCACCATCATTAGGTGCAGACCAGGATAGGTTATCTGTTCCTGCCGATGGGGAAGATGCTGAAACACCGTATGGTGCACCTGGCACAGTTGTTACTGTTATCATTCCAGAAGTGGTATTTGCTGTACTATCACCATTAGCGTTTCTAGCAATTACTGAAATATAAACACTTGCATTACTTCCAATTCCACCAACAGTGATTGGAGATGATGCACCAGTATTAGATTGACCGCCAACTCCTCCTCCGATGGTAGCTACATATGCTGTTATTGATTTGCCACCGTTTGAAGCTGAAGCATTAAAGTTAATTGTAATTGCACCATCATTAAAAGCTCTATTTGTTCCCACATCTGATGCAGAAATAAAAGTTGGTGATGATGGAACAGTTGTAACTGTTACAGAAGAAGAAGATGAAGAAGATGCTGAAGTTCCTTTATCGTTGGTCGCAGTAACTGTAAAAGTTGGAGTAGCACCAGTTGCAAATCCAGTTATAACGATTGGTGAAGATGAACCAGTTGCAGTTTTTCCATCAGATGCAGTTACTGTATATGATGTTGCTGCTGCAGAGCCTGATGGAAGATCAAAAGATACAGATACAGCACCATCATTATAAGCTCTATTAAGTCCAACATCTGTTCCAATTACATTTATTGGTGCTGATGGTTGCAAAAAGTCATTCTGCTGAAGTGACTTTTTTCCTGCTCTTTTACTTACTGCCATTTCATATTCTCCTGATTAAGCTGTTAGGTCTCCGAAAACAACCCAAGTATCTGTTGCTCTCTTAAATAGTGTAGCAGATGACCACTGTGTGCGTAGCTTAAGTCCTGGTGTGGCATTTACAGTTACTCCAGCAGCTCCTGCTATTGTTACCTGTCCTGCTCCAGTTTGAAGAATATCAAATGATGTTCCTACTGGATATGCTACTGATGAATTTAACGGAATTGTTAATGTTACGCCAGAGGCTGAGTTTATTTCTACAAGCTTATCACGATCAGTCAAGACTGTTGTGTATGCCCCAGTTTGCTGGTTAATTGTAGTTAATGATGGAACACCCTGTTTAGTCTGAGCACCGTCAGAAAACTCTACTCCACCCAATTTTAGTGTGTCGTATGTGACTGATGTAAAATCAACTACGTTTGAGGTAGGTTCTACACCTCCAGAAATCAACTTCCACTTTCCACTATCAGAGGCATCACGAACTAGTCCAGTGTGGAAGTGACCTGGATTTATATCTCCGTATGCACCGTAAATACCGATATCTACTGCGTCAGTATCATATTGTGTTGATGATAGATAAATTAGAGAATCTGTGAGTTCTAGATTTGCTGATGAAACTGTTGTAGTTGTACCATTGACAACTAGGTTACCAGAAATAGTTAGGTTTTCTGCTGTGGCATTTCCAGTAAGTGCTGGTGCTGCAAGTGGAGCTTTTGCTGCAAGAGCAGAGTCTAGACCAGAAATCTTTGAAGTGGCAATTGCTGCAGTAGAACTTATATCTCCATTAACAATAGTTCCATCTGCAATCATAGTACTTGTAACAGTTCCAGTATCAGCTGCTGTGATTGCAGTACCAGAAATCTTTGTTGCAGCAATTGCAGCTGAAGCGTTGATATCTGCGTTAACAATAGTTCCGTCTGCAATCATTGTTGATGTCACAGTTCCTGTATCGGCAGCAGTAATTGCAGTACCTGCAATTTTTGTAGCAGCAATGGCAGCAGTTGCTGAAATATCAGCATTAACAATAGTTCCATCAAGAATTTTAGCTGAAGTAATTGCACCATCTGCTATATCTCCAGCCACAATGGTTCCATCAGCAATCATAGTAGAGGTCACTGTTCCAGTATCAGCTTGAGTTACTGCAGTTCCAGAAATCTTAGTTTTTGCAATATCTGCTGTTAAAGATATGTCTCCGTCAACAATTGTTAAATCTGCTATCTTGTCTGAAGTAATTGATCCAGTAGTTACGGCTCCCGAAAGAACTCCAGATGCCAGCATTGTTGCAGTAACAGTTCCAGTATCTGCTGCTGTGATTGCAGTACCTGCAATTTTTGTAGGATCAATAGCTGCTGAACCATTAATGTCAGCATTTACTATGGTGCCATTTGCAATCATAGTGCTAGTTACTGTACCAGTATCTGCTGCTGTAATTGCAGTACCTGCAATTTTTGTAGCAGCGATGGCTGCTGCACTATTAATGTCAGCATTTACGATAGTTCCATCAAGAATTTTAGCTGAAGTTATAGCTCCGTCAGCTATGTCTCCAGAAACAATTGTTGCATCCGCAATCTTTGCAGAAGTAATAGTTCCATCAGCGATGTCTCCAGCAACAATAGTTCCATCTGCAATCTTTGCAGAAGTAATAGCACTATCTGCAACTTTTGCAGAAGTAATTGCTCCGTCAGCTATATTAGTAGATAGAATGGTGACTCCTGCTATTTTTTCAGAAGTTACTGAGCCATCAGCAATGCTTTGATTTATTACTCCACCAGTTGCAATCTTATCTGATGTTACTGCATCGTCTGCAATTTTAGCAGTAGTCACAGAACCATCATAAAGTTTGTCTGTTGTTACGGCATAGTTTGCTATTTTTGCAGTACCTACAGAGCCATCGATAGTTATTCTTTGATTATCTAATCTAGGATCAGAAGTCAATACAAGATCTGCAGTATCAAGAATACCGTGGACATTTGTAGTGTCTGCTGAGTGAGTTCCGATTGCTGCAGATGAAGACGCATCTGCATATTGCTTTGTTGCCAAGCTTGACATATCTGATATTCCGTGAACATTTGATGTTGCTGTCATGTGGGCTGCAAGTTCAGTGTGAGCAGTTGTTGCTACGTCAATATCTGCAGAAATTCTAGCATTACTTTCTGTAATAATTTTATCATCAAGATAGTCTGAAGCTGTATTTAAACCAGTTACAATTTCATTTAAAGTATTTAGGGTATCTGGTGCACCATCAATTAGATTTCCAAGCTGGCTTACTGGAATTTGTCCAGATGAATCAAGTGTTGCAATTCCGTTAGCCTGTCCTAGATTTAGGTCTGAAGCATCTTTAAAGTATGAAAGGTTTGACCAAGTAGTTGATCCATCACCTATTTTAAATTTTCCAGTGTCTGTCTCAAAACCAATTTCGCCTGGGGCTAAAACTGTATTTGCTGCTGTCCATTGAGAGGCTGTTCCTCTTCTTTGTTGCATTCTAATTGCCATATTATGCTCCACCGCCGTCTAGGGTTATATCTAAACCATGATTTATTGAGTATACAACTGCGTCTACGGCACGTTGATCTGTGAAATATTTATTAGTTCCCTCTTCAATATCTGAAGTAGTTAAAGCATTTATTGCTGAAGATATTGCAGAATCTGAGTGAGAGTTAGCTGAAGATATTGCCTGTGATTTAGCAGTTGCAATTTCTGAAGTAATTGTTGTATGAAGAGCTGTATCTGCAGAAGTAGCAAAAGACTCTGCATCTGTTTTAGCTGAAGCAACTGTAGATGCTACAGTAACTGCAAAGTTTGGATCATCTCCGATGGCATCTGCAAGTTCTTTCAAGGTGTCTAGTGTACTAGGTGCAGCATTTACAAGATTAGTAATTGCAGAATCTGTATATCCTTCTGCTGCTGTGATTGCCTCTGATTTGGCGGTAGCAATTTCTGAAGTAATAGTAGTGTGAAGTGTTGAATCTGCATTAGTTGCAAAAGTTTCTGCAGTTGAAATTGCCTGAGATTTTGCAGTATTTATCGCAGAATTTCTATTAGTAACTTCTGTAGAAATTTCTCCATCGATATATGATGTAAGATCTTCAACAAAATACTCTAAGTTTAGCCATGTGCTGGTTCCATTTCCAATTTTAAACTTTCCAGTGTCCGATTCAAAACCGATTTCACCACTTGCAAGTATTGGATTAATATCTGTCCACTCAGCTGCTGGACTTCTACGCTGTAACATTCTAGTTGCCATTAAAAACTATCTCCTTATGGGGGTTTGCCCAATCTTGTTATAATTATACCATTAATTTAAATAGGTACTTGCCATGCCGCCGTTGAATACTGCTGACCATACACTTGTCATTGCATTTCCACCATCTGTATCCATTCTATTAGGAATATCTGTCTGAAGTGCTATATTTAACCAAATTCCATTTAAATAAACTTTTAGCATTACAGCTTCTGAGTCTAGCCAAAACATTCCATTAAATGGAGATGCAGGATTTTCTGCTTGAACAACTACTCCAGAATTTGAAGAAGATATAACAGAATCTACATAATCTTTTGTTGCTGCGTGAGAAGGAGCAGTGGGTGCACCAACTTCGACTGGTCCGCCAAAAATACCGCCTTCATTTACAAGCAATCCATTTTTGACTTTAAAGTCTTTGTTTATTACCTCCACTGCTCCTCCTTTCTATTATTAGTCGCCGTATGCCATCAGGGTACCTGAAACAATTGCCTCAGTTCCTGTAGCTGTTGGTGTTGCTAGTAGACGGAACTGATTATTTACTGAATCGTAATCAACAGTAATGTCTGCAATGTTTCCGTTAGTACCAACAATACCATATTCTGTAATTGCAAGGTTCTTATTGATATCTGCAGTTACAAGAATTTCTGATACTTGTGAGTGGTTTCCGCTTCTAGTTCTAACAATAAACTTAGCTGATCCATAGTTTGTTGACCATGCGTAAATTGCTGCAGTTTCAATGTTAGCGATGTATGCGTATGAACCAACCTGTCTGGTAGCCCAGGTAACATCTATCTCTTTATAGGTAGGAGTTGCATTCGAATTACCATTTGCAATTGCAGTATCTGTGTATGTGTTTGCATTTGCTTCTGCTGCGTTAGCCTTTGTAGTAGCATCTGTCGCTGCAGTAGAAATTGCATCCGAAACTTCTGCATCCACATATGTAGTATCAGCCTTTGTTGCAACCAAGTTAGCAACATCTGTTGCATAGTTTGGATTGTCAGCAATTGCTGCAGCCAACTCATTAAGAGTATCTAGAAGTGCTGGTGCACCATCTACAAGTGCTGCAACTTCCTGATCTGTATAAGCCTTAGAATCTGTAAGTGCTTGATCTGCTGCACCTAGTGCATCATATGTACCAGCAAGGTTAAGATTTGTAATTGCTGTTGAAATTGCTGAGTTACGATCTGTAACCTCTGTAGAAATTGCAGAAGAAATTGCAGAAGAAATTGCAGAGTTGCGGTCAAGAACTTCTTGAGAAACTGCATTGTCTGTGTAAGAGTTTGCTGCTGCTTCAGCAGCGTCTGCTGAACCTGCTGCATCGTAATTTACTGCAAGACCATCTGCATACGACTTAGCGTTATTCTCTGCGGCGGAAGCGGCGGTGTCTGCATACGATGTAGCATTGTTGTATGCTCCCTGTGCAGAACCTGCTGGATCGTAGTTTGATGCAAGTGAGTCTGCGTAGTTCTCTGCAGTTGTGATTGCAGAACTTACTTCACTATTGGTGTAGTTGTTTGCACTGTTTAGTGCATCTTGTGCAGATCCTGCTTCATCCCAAAGACCAGTATTAGCGTCAATTGCTCTCTGATTTGTAAAGTAAAGGTTTGTACCCTCTTCAATGTCACTTGTTGTAAGTGCGTTTATTGCTGTAGAAACAGCAGTTGCTATATCTCCACCAACTGCATCTAGTGCTCGTTGATTTGTAAAGTAAAGGTTTGTAGTACCTTCCTGCAGATTGTCAGTTGAGTTTGCGGTAGTTAGAATATCATTACCATTGATAGTACCTGTGGTACCCTCAACTACTAGACCACTTTTAATTTTAAAGTTTTTGTCTACTGTTGCCATTTTTATCTCCTTATAAGTTAAGCCTTAAGTCCCATACGAGCAAATCGTACAGTAACTGGCGCAATTTGTGGATCTGGTGTAACGGTTATACTAATTACTCCACTTTGATCCTTTGAGACATCAATGGTTCCAACATTCCCATCATTGTCCATAATACCGTATTCAGAAACATTTAAATCATTTCCATCAATCAGTATTGAAATTTCTGTAGCATAGAATTTATTTAATCCTTCATGCTTAATTGAAACAATATACTTTACCCAACGCCAATCAGATGCAATTACTGAATCTACAACTGTTGGGTTTTCAATTCCATATACAATATTTTCGTTATTGCCAGCTGTTCCTAGGTCTGTAGCCATAGACGAAGCTGTGTCTATGAGATCTGAATAGTCTTGCTCGGTAGGCTTATCTCCTGTTTGGAAACGTGCTTTTATATATGAGATTGGGGTAATAGCCATATTAGTATTATATCATTATTTAGATTATAATACGTAGTTGTTAAATCCGATAATAGCTATTCCGATAGGTGCTGGGTTATTTGCACTATACTCTTGCAATCCCAGATTATATACCCGAATTCTAAAAGGTAAAATGTCTTTTACAATAGTTGAATATTTTGATTCTGATACTTTAGTTTTTGGATACTCATTATGCTTTGCCAGTTTGACCACTGGATAATCTGATGTTTTAGCAATTGCTACTGGCATTAGATTGTTACATCATCGATAACGATGAATGTTCCTCTCAGAACTGTCCAAATTCTTGTATCGTCTGTGAGTTGTATATCAAATACATCCCCAGTTCTTATTGCTCTCGATTGTACCGCACTAAGTTTTACGGTAAACTCTCCGATAGTATCGTTTTCTGTTGGTGCTGGGGCAAGAGATGTTACAATAGCTGTCCCACGTTTAACGTCTGCACGAATAGCCCACTCGGCAATTATCAGTGGCTGCTTTAAGTCATCTGTTACATAAACTTTAAATGCTGCAGTATCTCCACGAACTATTGTCCAGGTTACTACTGGTGGTGTATTTCCTACACTATATGCTGATGCCGATCCTCTTGAAGTTGCCATTATCTAATTATATCACTATTAAGCTAGTCCAGCTTTTAGTGCCCCCCAGGTTCCATTTCCTTTTGCTTCAACAATAATAATACCTTCTGTTGCTGAAGAGTATCCAACTATTCCAACTGCAGGACTTCCGCCAGATGGTCTAGCGTTGGTTAGCCCTCCAGCTTCGGCAATATACAATATATCTCCAGCTGACCAACTTGACGTATTAACGTTTTCCAATATTCCAGATACGATAGCTATTCCAGTAGATCCTGCTGGGGTATCTCTTTTTAGCAGTCCGAGAACTGGGCTTGATGTGTTTGGTAAAGATTTTCCTATTGTTGTATTTGTAGAAAATCCAGTTACGTATACTGGAGTTCCAGCAACAAAACTACTAGAAGTGTTATTATATACTTTAATCTGAGAATATGATGCTAACGGAAGTACAGCCTCAAGTTTTTCAACAAGTTGCTTAATGTCTCCGTGTACGTTAACAGAATCATCTGCTAGTGGATACGGTAGATTGTATGATAAAGAATGTCCTGTTGCCATTTTATAATTATATCATGTAAATAAAATTAATTGTTTACTTGGCTATCTACCCATTTATATGTTTTTTCTAATCCTGAATACAAAGTTTCATTTGGCTTCCATCCCAGCTTTTCTTGAATTAAACTGTTGTGTGAGTTTCTTCCAGCTACGCCTCTAGGACCATGAACGTATTTCTTAGTTAATTTTTTTCCAGATATTTTGATAACCATATCAGTTAGTTGATCTATGCTAACCATTTCCTCTGATCCTAAGTTTACTGGACCTGAAAAATCTGAATTCATTAATTTTTCTATTCCAGTCAGGCACTCGTCTATGAACAGGAACGATCTTGTTTGTGTGCCATCTCCCCAGACTTCTACGGTACCGCCGTCCTGCTGTTCTGCAACCTTTCTACAGATAGCAGCTGGAGCTTTTTCTTTTCCACCAGTCCAGGTTCCAAGTGGTCCAAAAATATTGTGGAATCTTGCTATTTTTACATCGATATCATGCTCTCGTCCAAATGCAAGATATAATCTTTCACTGAAAAGCTTTTCCCATCCATACTCTGTGTCTGGATCAGCTGGGTATGCAGATGATTCTTCACAATGTGGGCTATTTGGATCTAATTGATTTCTTTCAGGATAAATGCATGCTGATGAAGAATAGAATATTTTTTTAACATTGTTAGCTACACATGCCTGCAAAACATTAGCATTGATTAATACTGATGTTGACATTACCGAAGAGTCATTTCCATGAGCAATATATCCGATTCCACCCATGTCTGCTGCCAGCTGATAAACTTCATCATAGCTGTTATGCAAAAATATTTCATCAATCATTGACTGTCTTGACAAATCTCCTACAAAAAATTTTGAAGCTGCTGATACTGAAAACATTGGAAGTTTAATATCTGCTCCGACTACATTATTTCCTTCGGCAACAAGTTTTTCTACTAGGTGATTTCCAATAAAGCCACCTGCTCCTAATACCAATATATTCTTCATCATATCCTATCTAATAATTATATACTTTGGTTCATCATGATAATACATCCAGTGATTTTCATTTCCTTCTGTAAAATCAACATCAATTTCTATTTCGCCGTCTACTCCGTAAATCAATCTTTTATCAACTACTGGACTGTATACTTTTGCGGTTGGTGAAAGAAAACATGCCCACCAGCTAAAGCTGCTGTTTGCACGGAAAACTGTTCTAGCAAAATAGATTTTTAAAAAATCTTCTAGCCAATCAAACATTTTACCTGGTCTATATTCTGATCCAACTGGATATGTCCAACCATATCTTTCCTCATTTTTTCTACCATAGTGCCACTTACCTATGTAGTCGTCAGAAATCCATTCTATTTTTTCTGGATCATATCCATATTTAAAAAATGCATTGTAATAAGATAACTGAGATATTACAGAATAACCCTGGTGATTATTTTGATTATATATCGGATTTGAAATGTCATCTCTTCTAAGGTGAGCTACATCATATGTTCCAGCTATTGAAGACCAGTATTTGTAGGCATCTGTATTTTTAACTTCATCTGAAAGTTCAAAAACTTCTTTTAAGAACTCTTTACTCATTTTTGTGTAAATGTTTTGATGATATGCACACACACTGTCAAAATACATTGTGCCAAATCTGTTTAGATCATATCCAGTTTTTGACTCTGGCAGAACTCTTTCGGCACCTGGAAAAATTTTTGAAATTTCTTCCTTATGTCTTTCATCTGTATGAAAATCATCATGTGACTGATTTAGCATTAATCTTAAATTATCATCTTTCAATATTGTATGAAATTGATTTTTAAATAATTTAGTTCCCTCCCAATCAGATGGCAAAATAAAATTGGCGTTATTTATTTTTGCATATGTGACACCATAGGCGTATTGATGCATTCTGTTTCCGAATCTACCATTCCAATGTGCCAGGATTAGATTGTGTTCTATATCGCTAGTATAATTGTTTCCTAGCACCATACTAGTTTTTAAATTATCTGATAGCATTTTATTTTATCCAACTTAGCACTTCGTATTTGCTACCTTCGGTTACTTCTATTATTGAAGAATTGTAGACATATGTTGATGGAAATATCAGCATTTCGTTAGCACCTATTTTATAAGATAAATTAAAATTTGGGAAATATACTTCTCCACCTGAATAATTATCATTAAATCCAAATATAGTTGAGATTCTTCTGTGAAAAGTTGGATGATCATCTATATGGTTGGAAAACATTTGACCTTTTTCATACTTTACAATTTCAAAATTATAGTGTTCTGAAAATAGTATTCCATATGTTTGCATGTAGTCTTGTTCTACTGGTGCAAAGAAAAATCTAAAAACTTCAGATATTTCGTTAATAAAAAAGTCTGCTGGACTTGCTATATCGGCAATACCCATAAATGGTATTCCAATTGTACTGCAATCTCTAAGTTTTGAATCTACAGCATCACTGTCTAGCGATCTAACTTCTGCTTTTGCCCATGCAAGTGTGCCGAGTGTTACTGCTGACTCTATTTCATCTATAAAATCTAGATCTAGGTCAATAACATTTTTATAAACAACAATTCCTGGTGCTAACTCTTGCTTTTCCACATTACCACTTTCCTAGTGGGCACTCAGCTTTTTCTAATTTTGTCTTCAAAAGCATAAAGCATCCACATTTTTTACATTGATTGCTAAGCTTTATCAATTCTGGACACGCTTTGCACATAGAAAATCTTTCTTGTGCTTTTTCTTCGGATGCACGTTCAACACTTGGATCTATCATGTCCCAAGGTCTAGTGTCACCCAAATTTTTCTTATATTCTTCCCATTTTTCAAACATTGTTTATCTCCTACATTAAGTATATATCATAAACAATGTTTTTGCTATTAAAGTGGTCCTCTAGATGTTGGGGTAAAGCTAAATGGAGTAAAGCTAAATGGTGCTACTGGAGTAAAACTAAATGATACAAAGTTAAAGGCAGATACTGGGGTAAAACTAAAGTTTCCATAAGGTATAAAGCTAAATGCAGCTACTGGAGTAAATCCAAATGGAACAAAGCTGAAAGGTGTAAAGCTAAAGTTTGTATATGGAGTAAAGCTAAATGGCGTAAATCCAAATGGAGTGAAGCCAAATGCAGACACAAAGTTAAAGGCTGGGGTGCTACTTGTAGTAGTGGTTGTTGTGGTAGTAGTGCTAGTAGTTGGCGGAGCTTCGTAGCATGAAATTGCAGCTCCAGTACATGTGTCATAGTATTCTAATGAACTTGCACAACTACTGGTTGTTCTAATTGCTCCTGATACTGGGGTACAGGTTGCTGATGTTGTTGTAGTTGTTGGTGTTACAGAAACACAGCTTCCACCATTCCAATAGTATCCACATGACCAGCATTCGCCCTGGGTTAGTCCACTAGGTGATGGTGGACAAGTATTTGTGGTACTTGTTGTAGTTGTTGGTGTTGTAGTTGTTGGTGTTGTTGGGGTTGGTGGAACACACCCCAAACTTGCACCAGTGCAATCATTGTAGTATTCAAAGAATGATGGGCAGTCAAAGAAGTTCGGTCTATAGGCACCTGATGTTGGAACACATGTAGTGGTTGTAGTAGTTGGTGCTGTAGCACGGCAATAGCCACCATCCCAGTAATATCCACATCCCCAACACACTCCTTCTGATAGCCCTGTTGGACTTGATGGACATGTGCTTGTAGTGGTAGTTGATGTAGTTGTACTAGTAGTCGTTGGTGGTGCCGATAGACATGATATAAATAGGGTATCTACTAAATTACCGCACTCGTCGTACCAGTTTGTAACTTTGGCACCATAAGTACATCCAAACTGCCCTGGAGTATAATCATTAAATTGGTTAGATGTTACATATGACTCAGAGCAGAAGTTAGTTGCCGTAAAACTTGTTGTTGGAGTTGAGCTTGTTGTTGATGTTGTAGTCGGTGTAGGAGTTGGTGTAGGAGTTGGAGTGTATGTTGCACAATTAATTGTTGGTGATGTATTTGATGACGAACCACAGTTCCATCCTGCTGGATTTCCATATTGTGACTTTAGGGTGAGACATGTTGATGTAACATCTTGTCCACTCTGAACAGCTGATGTCCCACTTGTTGATAGGTTTGCTCCTGAACAAAATGCAAAATATGCATAAGTTGTTGTACTTCCACCACCAGTACTTGTTGGCGATGTTGTTGTAGGCGTATATTGAATATAATTATAATAATTAAAAGAAACACTTGTTTCATAATCTACTAGGGTGTTATGGCTAGGATACTGAGATAGTGTTTGCTCATGAAGAACATTATCATATGTATTAGTATAGTTTTCATCTTGGATCTTAAGACCTGAAGCTAAAATTGCAGCACGAGCTTGTGTTCTAGTTAATCCAACTAGATTAGGAACCTTAACCATTCCTTTTGAAGAAGCTATGTGTGCTGACGATCTTAGCATATCAATCCTAAGCCGTTAGGTCACCTATTAATAGCCAAACATCTGTTTCTACTTTATATAAACCTGCTGCAGAATACTGAGCAGAAATCTTTTTGTTTGAATTTTTACTTCTGATAGTTACTCCAGCACCCTCAACAAAAGCTAGTTGTCCAGTTCCGTACTGGAATGCATCTATTCTTGTTCCTATCGGAAAAGCAACAGAGCTATTTGGTGGTACGGTAAAGGTAATGGCACTAGAAGAATTTGCATTCAAAGTTCTTCCAGAATCTTGCAATGCTAGCACGTGATTAGCTGTGTATGTTGCATATTGTGTATCTGTGTATGTTATCCAGGATGTGGCTGCTGTTGAATAGTATTGAATTTGATTAACAACATTTCCACTGTTATCTTGCTTAATAAAACAAACAATTCCGTGAGTTGGCGATGGTATTGCTAAATCTCTAGCCGATGGATTTAAGAAATTGTTAATTCCAGCAGTACTTGTCAAAACATCTTGGAAAGTTACTACTGAGTGAAAATCATGAGTTCCAGTCCAACTATAGTTTGCAGCTGTATTTGATAAACCTGCAATAGGGAACCAGGTATCAGTTTCTGAATCGTATACATAGGCTTTTTTAGGTGATGTTGATGTAGTAGACATTATCCGATCTTTCTCCATCCGAGTGATGAATCATAAACATATATGGCAAGTGGCGAAGCATTCTTATCTACCCAAAGTGCACCTTCAGAAAATGTTTCAGTTGGCTCTTCGTTTTGATATATGGCTGTTGGTACCGATGGAGTTGGACCAAATGTGGATGTTGCATCTACCCAGATATACCCGTCTTCAGTTACCGTTGGTCTAGTTGCAGAAATAGATGAACCAATACCTTTTGAATTGATTGCACTAATTCCATCAGCTAGAGTTTGTAGGTGACGAGCTATTGATGGATTTGGAAGGTTGCTTGGATTGGTATTTGATCCGTCATATGTGGCAGAACCATAGTGATAAAGCTTTAGGGCTGCTTGAATGTCTGCTGGATCATCATATCCAGGCATTTTTGTATTAAATAGTCCAGATCCACCCGAAGTGCCATCTATATTTTCAACAGTCATCTATTTTCACCTTTTTAAATTATACCACAGTAATCATTAAGTATACTATTCTTTGATCTGCTATGGATTGCCAAGAATTATCTACAAATTCTGCTGCTCTTATTGTAACTGGAAGAAATATCTCTTGACTTGTAATAACTACTTCTTCGATAGTTACTGAAGATGCTATTGGAGCAGTTCCAGATACTGAGTGCTGAATATTAAAGTTTGATGCAACTGGATTGGACACCATTTGCGGAAGTGCAATTTTGTAAATTGGAATATTTACAGTAACTTCACCGTCAACAAAAGTAACTTGCTTGTTTACACTATGTATGTTTGGAAGAAGTTTTACACGTCGCTCCCATACGTTGCCTACATCTGTAGACACATACTGATAAAGATACAAGTATTCATCATCAGTAGTTAATAGGTTGATATACATATCAAAAAGCTGTGTATCCTGTGGATTAACAATGTCTGGCTTTCCATCTCCAAAAAGAATTAGGCTGCCACGATCTCCCTGAACACCAAAGTCTGTAGATACAACAATGCTAGAAGGTCCACCTAAAACAGCTAATTCTGTTGTTGATAAAATAACCTCAGCCATTATGCACCAGTTACCTGATCAGTTACAGAAATTGTTCCAGTCAAAAGAGTGTGAATGTAATTATATGGGCTTGCAGTTTTACTTATTTCTACGTCGTATACATACTGTTCGCCAGCAATCATTGTTGTTGCATTTCCTGGCAAAATTGCACAAAGAATATGAGTTAAGTCACTTGATATTTCGGCATAACCATTAATTTGATTTGCTAAACCATCTGTACCACGTGCTGTTGAGATGGTGAATTTAGCATTTCCATATCCAGACATATCAAAAACGGCACCAGTAGTATCTTTTGGATAAATTTTAAATTCATATGTGTCACCTTTATAGTAACTAATATTTAAATTTCCTGGAAATGCCATCAGAGTCCTGCCTTACATATATTGGGGGTAAAAGTCATAAACTCATTATACCACTTTAATTATTTTGTTTTATAAGTAACGTTATTGACTTTAATGATTGGAGGTTTTCCAACTGTTACATTTTTAATCTTAATTACAGCCATTATAGTGTTCCCATACTTACGTCACCAATGACGTTTATTGTTCCAATGATTGGAGTCCAGATTCTGGTACCACCATTAATCAAGATTTCTAGATCAAAAGCTAGTTCGGCTACTACTCCACCATAACCTTCACCCCAGGCAGATGTAAGATCTGGAGTTGCTGTTATAACTGCATACCCATCGCCATGAGTAACTTCAAGTTCGTCGATAATATCACCACGATAGTCATATGTTGATGATGTATATATCCATCCAGATGTATCAAAAGTAGTAGCTTCGTCATTCTCTAGAAAGTCAATTCGGATAGATGCGGTATCTCCTCTTACAACATTCCAGGTAAAGGAAATTGGTACGTCTCCGAATACAGATGGATTAAAGTTCGTCATATCATAATTATATCATTATAAAAATAAAAAACTAGTGCCCAAGGCGTGGGTATGAGAGACAGACCTTGGACACTAGCTAATAAAGTATAACATAAAATATATGTTTTTGATTGTTAATAAATTGTTATAAAGAATTTATATAAAAAGTACTTGACAAATATTTTTTATGTATATAATATATATATTAATTAATAGATAGATAGTAAATATATAATATATATCTTATAGTTATTAGTTTTTATATATTATAATAATTATGATTTTTTGGAAATGTAATCTAGAAGAACTTCATACATGTGATCTATCTTCTGGTTCATTTCTCTTCTTAAAGCTTCAGCTTCTTTAACATCTTTTTCCAGTCTGTTTACCTGGTCCTTTAAAGATGATCCGCCGTTTGGTTTTAGTTCATGTTTGATTTCGTCAAAATAGTGTTTGACCAACCATCTGACACCGAGTGCCGATGCCGAAATAACGGAGGAGATTCCAACTACTACTCCTATGATGGTGTCCCATGCTAATACCATAATATTACAATTATAAACCCTTATTTAGCTCGGCGGTTTTTTCGGCGGCGAATAAGAGATACTATCCCCACTATGTATAAAACAAATATACAAATATGGGAAAATATATTTGTAGGTCAATAAATTGACTTTAAGTTCTCCGTGATGTATGATATGATATATACATGGGAGACGTAAAGTTTATCGACCTCTTTGATCCTAATCAACCGAGAAGCGACAAAGAACTAATAAATGAAAGACTTGCAATCTGCAACGAGTGTCCCTGGCTTCACAAGAATCTAGTTAAATGTCGCAAATGCGGATGCTTCATGAAACTAAAGACTACTTTGAAGCAAGCAGAATGTCCTATAGGAAAGTGGTAAGTATGAGAAAAGAACAAGCTGTCGAATTAATGACAAAAGCTATTAATGACATGAATACCGAAAAGGCTGAAGAGCACGGTGTTCCTGCAAATGAAATTCAGCAGATGGTGTGGCAGGCTACACCTGAATTAAACCGTGTCAACGGTCTATTGTTTGATGTATTGTTTGAGAATGGGTTTATTAACTAATGAGCGATAAATTTGTATTTAGCAAGCATTATCAGGATAAGGGATGGCTCCAGACAGAGTACTCTACCCTGCAGCGATCATCAAAAGACATTGCAAAGGAACTCCACATCTCCTACAAACTAGTAGAGATCTGGCTACGCCAATTTGGAATTCCTATCCGACCAAGACTATAAGCTGGTTGGATTTGGTGGAGTTTTTCCACAAGTACAGTTACCGTTACACATATATTTAGTTTATCATAGAAAGGATTAGAATGATTACGTTCCTCGTAGTGTTTGCTGTTGTTTGGTTTGTTATGAATTCTACTTTTGGTAGACGATAATGCGTAAATTATTAACAGTGGTCATTGGTACCGCTTTGATGTTCACCTGGATGTTTGTTTTTATGTCCATAGTGAGATTTTTTATCCAGAAATGATTTTAATAGGGGCTATTTTGTCTCTTGTATGGACAGGATTTATCCTTTATTCTGTATTCCGTCGAAAAAACTAACAAAATTTGTGCGATCACACGAATTTTGGTAAATCTCCCCCTAAAAACTTGGTAAATCTCCCCCTTTTCGTGCGATCACGCAATTTCGTTATCGTTTTGTTATAATTATATCCAGCAAAATCTGAAAAATTATATAAAAATGGGTTTTGATCAAAATCTGAAAATTTTGTAGAGATGTATGATACATAAAACAAACCAAAACGCAAATTTAATATAGTGAGCACACAAGTCTAGACTCTACTCAGCCATAAAATCTTTTGACTACTCACCGCAAAAGTCTTTCAACTATCCGTTATCAAAACGTTATCAAAATAGACTTGACAAATGACTAATAGTATGATTGAATATATATAGATAAAGAAAAGAAAGGAGTTCAAGATGAACTCACTAAAGGTAAATGTAGCAACAGGACACTGCGTAATCTGCGAGGGCAACCTCTACCAGAACGAGGCTTACTGCCTAGGTTGTGTAACACAGTATGGTGTATCTAACCGATAAGTGTCTGACCCATACCGTATACTAATAACACTACCCCAGGAGAATATCATGCGTAAAGCCCTCAACTACATCAAGCAAGAACTAACCTACATGAACAACGACATTGACTTTGTAAAGACTATCAGTGTCTATCTCTATCTAATCATTGCATGCTCTGCTATGCTGGTTGGTCTTTGGATTGGTCTCCACAATTGATTGACCCATGGTTAATCTTAGATCTATTGTTGGATGAAGAAGAAGAGGACCAATTGGAAGATGATTCTAATTAGCGTACTTGTTGTTACCGCCCTAATAACCGTATATCTATTTAATCAATAGCTTGACAAACATCGAAAGGTGTGGCGCCCCCCGTTATCAAACTGTTATAAAAAAGATGCTAAATAAGCTTGACAAATGTCCGAGGGTCATACTAAGATAATAGTAGAAAGAAAGAATGGAAAACAAAATGAACGAAAAC